TCATTGCGAGTGCTTTTTTCTTTCGTTTTCGATGTAGTTTTCGAACTGCTCCATAGATCTTTTTTTGACTTCCGGTGAAATGTGGGCATAGATTTGAGTTGTTGAAATATCTTTGTGACCAAGAAAGTCTTTGATATCTTCTAAGGACAGACCAGCTTGTCGAGATCTGACTGCAAATGTATGTCTGCCATCGTGGACTCTAATTTTCGGCAAATCAGCTTTTTCTGCAATCCGATTAAATGCACCGTTCACTGATCGATCGCGTACAATTTTCCCTTTATATCTCTTACTTGTTTGCAAAAAGATAAATTGTTCTCCATCTTCAGTGGAAGGGAAGGTACCAAAGATATTTAAGATATGATTTCTAAAGGCAAGCAGGGCTTGTTTACTTCTTTTGGTCATTGGCATACTTCTGACTCCTGCCGGTGTTTTCGGATCGTCTGTAATAATTGCATTAACGTTTTCGCCTTTTTCAACTGCACCCAAACGTTCTCTTTCAATGCTTATCGTGTTTCCTCCAAAGTCAATATCTTGCCACTGCAATCCCATTACTTCTGATTTTCTTAATCCTTGATCGAATATTAATAGGAAGAAAGGGTACCATAAGACCTCAGATTCCTTTTTTGCGAATTCCAGAAATCTATCTGCTTGCTGCAAATCGTAGTATCTGACAGATTCCTTTTTCTCGATCATTCTTGGAAACTCAACAAACTGAGTAGGGTTTTCCTTTATATATCCTAATTGAATTGCTTTTTTAAAAGCATTGCTGAGAGTAGCATTTACACTTTTGGCAGTAGTGATGGACAACCCTTGACCACTTCGACCTAGTCCTTTCTTATTTAACAACATATTAATGAACTTCTGATGGTTGGCTCGTGTGTATTTGTTTAAAGAATATTTTCCAATATAGGGAATTATATACATCCTTATGTTGGCTCTATGAACTACTCTTGTACCTTCTTTGACCGCTTGTTTATAATTGGTTACCCAATCTTCAAGAAATTCTTCTATAGTTAAGTTCTGTGGATTTTCTTTGAAATATTCTTCTGATGCAATTTTTCCTTCAATTATTTTGGCATAACTATTTGCTTCATCAAATGTCTTAAATCCTTTTTTGTGTATCTTGTTTTGTTTTCCTGTTCCTGGGTTGATTCCATTAGAAATGAAAACTTCATATCTATATTGTTTTGCCTTCTTCAAATAGTATTTCTTTATAGAAGCCATTATTCATCATTCCTTAATATGGACTCTGGCAATTCAACCATTTTTGGTTTATACCAACCTTTTTCGTACAACTTATCAAGACCTAATTGTTTTTCTTCGTAAGTGAAGGCAGGTACTTTTCTGACTTTACCAGTATCTAAATCATGTTTTATTTGTAATTGATCCTTTAGTATCTCTTGATATTCCTCCTCGCTGTAATCTGGATTTGTCAAAATAGGGAATATTCCGACGGTAGGAACATCTTTCTTTAATCTCTCTCTCAATTTGTATGGATTCATAAAAATCAACCTTTCGTATTTTTAGTAATTAAAATCAATATTTGAGTGAATCAGCACGAATATTATCAAAAATATGACGTTTTTTCGTATTTATTTATAATCAAAACGAATGTATGTTCGTTTTGATATTAAAAAGAAAAGCCCGAAGGCTAATCAAAAAGCGGGTATGAATGTTTTCAAGAACATTCCTGCGTCCTTTGAAACTTGAAACCCAATAACGATTTTTTGACCATTATCTTTATCAGTTAGGTAAAGCAATCCGCTTGAATGTTTTGAATTAGGAATGATGTCTAGATCAACCTTATTTAAAGTATAAATCTTGCCTTTTTCTTCAATGAATTGAACTTCTCCAGGATTCATTTGTATAAGCCTTTTCGAGCTTTGAGTCAGTTTAACCTTACCTCTACTATCAGATTGAATGCTTAGCATTACAGATTGCGTAGCTTTTTGCATTGCAGTAGGAGCGTTTTTATTTTTTTTACTAAAGAGTCCCATATCATCCTCCTACAAGAATTTTTTTGTTACATTTATAATATCATCTGAATAGCTGTAAATATCTATAGGTGAGTCAATTTCAAATACTGTTTTTTCTTCATTGTTGAGTTCAATTTTACTAGTCGTACTTCCAATTCTCACACGTAATATCCATTTTCTAATGTTGTCATCTAGCAAAATGTTAAAGTAACTTTTGTTATCTCTATAAAATAGACGGTCTAGAGAAATCAAATCTTTTAGAACGATTTTAACTATAGTATATGATTCCAATTCTTCTGGTGTGGTAACAATTTCTCCACCATCTTTAATTATGATTTCTTCATCATTGTCTTCGATAATAACTTCATCTGGTGTTGTAGAAGTTTTTAACGCAGCATTAAGTTTGTCGTTAACTTTCTCTTGGATATATTGATTTAAACCTTTCTTGATAATAGGTTGAAATCTATCCACGGTTTGTTTTGTTTTCATTCCATCGTATATTTCACCTAATAAATATTTAACGAAGTCATCACTAGGGTTTTCCCATTCTTTATCAAGATAAGTCTTTAGATTGCTTAAGTATTTAAGTTCTGATGCACTACTTATAATTTTATCTATGTCGAAGTTATCTTTATGGAATTTAACTAATTCAGGTATTTGAGAATCTTTAATTTTCGTTATATCAATGGAAAGAAAAGGGGTTAGATCCATTTTATTTGGTTCGTCTAGATCAGTAAAAAATTTGTATTCTTTTCCGTTTGTTAGAATTCCAAATTTTGATTCGGTTGTACCAAAGTAGCGGAACAGCTGAGAATCATGTTTTGTTAATACTTCATTAATAGATTTTGCTTCAACAAGTATCATAGGTTTTCCATCTAATACTACTGCGTAATCAACTTTTTCACCTTTTTTTATACCTACATCAGCTGTAAACTCAGGTACAAACTCTGTAGGATTAAATATGTCATATCCTAAACTAGCAAAGAAAGGCATAATTAGAGATGTTTTTGTGGCTTCTTCAGTAGCAATATTATCTTTTAGGTTCGTAACTCTTTTACCCAAATTTTTCAAATCATCTTTAAACTTTTCTAATTCCAACGAAACCCCTCCTAAAAATTATTAAATGATTTTAAAACTGCAACAGTCCCATCTGGTTGAAATAGGAGAGTGTAGTTGTTTTCTGTTTTAATGCCATCCCATTTTCTCGCATACCACTTAATGGCATCTTTAAAAGTTATTTCCGGAATTTGCAAATATTCAGCACATTCCCAGACACTAGTACATCCGAATTCAAAACAGTTAATGATATCAGTAGGTGAAACGAGCATCACAGCTCCAATATCACGAGCTTTACGTTCTTGTTTCATACATTCTGGCTTGCTTAGATCTGATATATCTCCTACAGATGTGAGATAGTGAGCAATTTCCTCCGCAATCGTAGCCGTCAGTTCAGCTGTTGATTGTCCAGGTCTTAAATAAATTGTATCCCCAATAATTAATCCGTCCTGCTGTACAGGCATACTTGGTTCGAACTTGTACTTCAGCTCGGGATACTGAGCCATAAGTTGTTCAGCTTCATTCATTCAAAATTTTCCCTACTCTCCGCCATGATCTCTCATTTTTATAAATTTGATGAAATCTTGAACTTCTTTTTTCTGTTTTTCAGTCAAGTCATCATCTACGTGAGTTGCAACAAGGAGGTTTGAATCCTCATTTAACTGATCAGTTCTACCATGAAGATAGTCTAAGCTGACTTCAAAATAATCAGCAATCTTATTTTGAATATCTGTATCTGGGGTTCGCTTACCTTGTTCATAAGAGGCGTACGTGGTTTTTGCGACGCCTAAAATATCAGCCATATTTTGTTGGGTTAAATTTTTTTTCGATTTTCTCAAACTTTTTAAGCGTTCAGCAAACATACAAATCGACCTCCTTATCTAATATTACTACGACAAACAGCGTACAAAAAGGACAAAATAAAAAGTATCAAAAAAAGAGTACAAAACTATTTACAAAGTACGCGTAATGTATTATTATAAAAGTACGCAATACGTATCTCTTTTGAAAGGGGTGAAGATTATGCCAGACTGGTTGAAAAAAATACGAGAACAACACGGATACACTCAAGAAAGCTTTGCTAGACGTGTCGGGATCGCCAAAACAACGTATTCATCATATGAACAAGGATATCGCACGCCATCTGTAAACACAGCAAAAAAAATGGCAAGCGTACTTGGAGTTCCATGGACTATTTTTTTTGATGATGATGTACTCGATACGTATTATAAAAAGGAGGCAACACATTGCTAAAGCAACAAGTATTGAAACCAGAGAATATCAAGTCCATCGAGCTTAGCACTAACGGAAAAGATGAGTGTTATACGAATCCAATTGTGATTAACGGACTAAAAGCTGGCAAAGGTATCAAAGCAGTCAAATTAGATTTAGTAGCTGATAAAGTTCCTAAAGTGATCATTATCGGAACACCTCGACTTATTCAAGATGAAGTCAAAAAAGCGTGGGGCTTAGATGATTCTGAATGGGAAGAGGATAAGCACGGCAAAGTTGTGATTGATGTTGAAATGCTAGAGTAGCCAACCACAAATGATGATTGGCTACAAGCTCAAATTACTTCACATTAAATTCAACGTCAAAAGTTTTATGGCAGTGAGGGCATTCAACTTCCATAGAACGACCAATGAATTTTTCTTTGCAACTTGGGCAAGTAATTTCTATGCCTTTTGTTTGCAAAATCTCTTGAGCTTTCTTTTTAGCAATATTGTTTAAATCCAAAAGGGTCACCTCCTTTTGAAAATAATATCAAAAGGGGCAGGCAAACAAAAAGAGAACGGAGGTGACAAGATGCTAAGTAAAGAAACACATGATTCAATCGAAAAGTTTATTAATGATTATTTTAACTCTAACAAAAGGAAAAGCCCCGCAATGATTCTAGCCATTGCAAAGCTAATCCAATACATGTCCTAAGATTGAATTCGAATTGATTCAACCATTGATAAATTAATTATTCTAGTGTCAGTGTAAGATCTTTGAGCAACATGAATATAGTCTTTTTCGTTGGTTAACTCATCAACTAATGTATCAGAAGAATAGCTGTTACCTTTACTAAAGACAAAAGTTACGACTTTATTATTGGATAAAGAATCTATAATAATTTGTTTCATTATATATCCCCCCCTTATCAATTATTTCAGCCGACCACTGACTGATAAGGAGATTATATAACTCAGCTAACACGAACAAAAAGAGAACGGAGGTTTCAAATTGAAAGGCAAACCGCAAATGATTAAAGCCAACATCGATTCTGGATTGCTTAAACAATTTATAGAAATGATTGTTCCAGCAATAGAACGGAAGTTCAATATTTTGATTGGTATTGAAGGCGAACTGTTTACAAACACTGGCGGTGTTGAAGAAATCATTATTCGTTTTTTATCTACCGATGAAGTAGCACAGGACATTTATTCATATATCGATGAGAAATGGCAGTTCGCCTCAACACCAAAGCTTATTGCTTAAATTCATTTTAAGCAATTATTGACCGTTTGAGTCAATAACAATAACGAATATAAGGAGTGATAACGTGCCGAAAACAGCAAAAATTGGGCGATCTTTAAAGCTTGCATTATTTCTTTCGAGTAAACGTCAGAAAGAATTAGCCATCGACGCCAAAACACCAAATGCAACAATCAGCGATCATTTTAACGGAGCCAATGTTCCCATTGATAAGGCAATCGAGTATCTAGAAGCCATGAAAGAAAATGGGTATCAAGCAACTGATGAATTAACAGGAGACATCAGTTACCAATACTTAGGATTTTTCAAATCAATGGATGGCCAACTAGCAGATGTCAAATCAACGAATGATCTAGAAATTTTTCAAGAAATAGAGTCAAACGAGAGGAAAGAACACAAGAAAGCGGCGCAGATAATTTTAGCTGAGGCACAAGTTCGGATGCTTACTGATGATGAAAAGAGGGAAATTAGGGATTATGCAGACGAATTTCTTGATGAAATCATCGTTGAAATGGCGATTGTCTTTTCCATTCTTAAAATTTTGAACATTTCAATTCAAACGGCAATCAAAGAGCGTATGCCTCACTGGATTAGCAAAAGATACATGAAAGGATGACAAAGAATGAAAATATCTCAAATGAAGAATGTTGTACCGCTTGAGAGAAAAAAAGAGGTTTCAGAAGTTGAGTGGAAAAAAGCTAAAGAAATCGCTGATTATCTAGGCATCTCAAGACCAACATTATCGAAGTTAACACATCGGAAAATAGATCCAATTCCTTATTCAAAACTTAGTGGGATGCTTCAATATGATCTGCAAAAAGTGAAAGAATGGGAAGAACGTAATCGAACATACAATTACAAGGAGGCATAAAACATGAAACGATCAATTAAAGATACATTCATCGTCACAGCACTATTGCTTTTTGTAGTAGCTTTTACAGCAATCCATGTAGTAGCAGGATTAGTTTTAGTATTTCTATGGTCTTTCGCAAATATTGTCTATGACATGGCTGCAAAAGATTATCAAGACAAAGAAAAAAGACTTGCTAGCCGACCAAAGCAATAGCAAGTCACAAGAAATTCTTTTGAAAATATCTTTGTCTCCATTTTAAAACAGAAAAGGGGAAATGACAATGAATTCTTTCGAGAATGCATTAGATCAGTATCTAACAACACCGGGTTGGGGACAGCCGACCCAAAGAGAGGAGCCAGAAGATGATGAGTAAATCAACTCTTGAAATGACTCATGACGAGTGGTTGTTGGACCGCCGAAAAGGGATAGGCGGTTCAGATGTTGCTACTATCTTAGGATTGAATAAATGGAAATCTCCATATCAGTTATGGTTAGAAAAGACTGGTCAAATCGATTTAGAACACATTGAGAGCGAGCCAGCTTATTGGGGAAATGTCCTAGAAGAAATTGTAGCAAAGGAATTTCAAGAACGTACTGGTAAAAAGGTACGTCGAAGAAACCAAGTGTTTGAACATCCGCTTCATCCTTTCCTACGAGCGAACATCGATCGGGATGTAGTTGGAGAAAACGCAATTTTGGAATGTAAAACAGCTAATGCATTTCTTGGTAAAGAGTGGGAAGGCGAAGAGGTTCCTTTAAGTTATTTGTGCCAAGTACAGCATTACATGAACGTGTTAAATAAAAAATATTGCTATATAGCTGTTCTAATCGGAGGACAGAAATTCATCTGGAAGCGAGTTGATCGTGATCAAGAGCTAATTGACATGATTACTGAACGACTTGTTGAGTTTTGGGAAACAAATGTCCTGGATGGACAAGAGCCAATTATTGATGGTAGCGAAGCCACATCAGAGTTTTTAAAAGAAAAATATTCGGATATTAAGGAAGACGAAACAACGTTACCTGCTTCTTTTGATGACTTAATTGATCAAAAGCGTGAGCTGAAGAAAGCAAAGAAAGAGATCGAAACGGCTATCCGTCAGGTTGATAACGAGATTATCAATGAGCTTGGAAAACGAAAAGCAAGCATTGGTATAGCACCAAGGAACATCATTTCATGGAAATTGGTTTCTGCGAAACGCATGAACAGCAAAAAGCTTGCTGAAAAATATCCAGAAGTAGCTAAAGACGAAGAAATCTACAACGTTACTGAATCACGAAGACTCACAGAAAAGGAGATTAAATAATATGGCCACAAATGATGCATTAAAGAGTCAGCTCGCTGATAAACCACAAAAACAAGTTGCTGCTGGTCAGTTAGGGCTTAAAGCATTGATGAATACACCAACAATGAGGAAAAAGTTTGAGGATGTACTCAAAGATAAATCAGATGGATTTATGGCCAGTGTCCTAAATCTAGTTAGTAATGATTCATATTTGAGTAGCACAGAGCCTATGACTATCGTAACAAGCGCCATGGTTGCCGCTTCACTTGATTTACCAGTTGATAAAAATCTTGGTTACGCATGGATAGTACCATACAAAGGGAAGGCACAGTTTCAACTTGGTTATAAGGGGTATATTCAATTAGCACAGCGATCGGGTCAATACAAAGCACTGAACGTGATCGAAGTGTATGAAGGCGAATTAAAAGGTTGGAATCGATTAACCGAAGAATTTGAATTTGATCAAAACGGAAAGCAATCGGATGAAGTGATCGGGTATGTGGGATATTTTGAGTTGTTAAACGGTTTTAAGAAAACAGTGTATTGGACCAAACAAGAAATCGAAGCCCACAAACGGAAATTCAGTAAATCAGATTTTGGCTGGAAAAAAGATTATGACGCTATGGCTAAAAAAACTGTTCTAAGGAATATGTTGAGTAAATGGGGAATCTTGTCTATCGATATGCAGAGAGCTTCGATCAGCGATGAAACTGTGGTGAATGAAGTCCAAGAAGACGGTTTTATCATATCTGAAAACGATGAGACTAATCAGCGAAAAGAGGCTGAACCAATTAATGACACAGAAACTAACGAAAACATTGAAAGTCTGTTTGATTCATCAAATCCACCGTTAAACAAATAATGAGGGAGTTTTCCTCCCTCTGATTAGGAGGAATAAACGTGGCAAGACCGACGAAGAAAGGTCTTGATTATTTTCCTCTAGATGTCGATTTTTTATCAGATCTAAAAGTTCGAAGAATTATTAAAGCATGCGGTAAAGAAGCCGTTCATATACTGGTCGCCCTGCTGGCTAATATTTATCGAGATGAGGGGTATTACGTTTTGTGGGATGACGACCTTGCGTTCTTAGTGGCTGACGAAGTTGGTACGAAGGAGGGCACAGTTGAAGAACTGGTGAAAAAAGCCGTGCAAGTAAAATTCTTTGATAAAGATATTTTTGATAAATACTCCGTATTAACTTCTAAAGGTATTCAAAGCAGATACATTTTGGCCACTAAGGAACGCAAAAAAGTTGAGCTTGAATATAAGTATTTGCTGACAAATGAAGTTAATCGATCGAATATCTCGATTAATGGGCGGAATAACTCGGTTAATCAGGGGAATAATCAACAAAGTAAAGAAAAGGAAAGTAAAGAAAAGGAAAGTAAAGAACAACCAACTGATGAAGAAGAATACTTAATCAAGATATACAGCTATCTCGAAAGCAATGGTTTTGGTAGTCCTTATGGAAATACCATGGGTGATAATATCAAGTTCTGGTTTCAAGATTTAGAGGAAGTTGGGTTGAGCACACAAGAAGCGGATGAGTGGTTAATACTCGGTGCAGATACGGCTATTTCTAATAACAGCCGAAACTGGAGGTACCTTGACGGTATTTTACGGAATAGATTTAATAAGCGTCTATTTACTAAAGAAGCTATCGAAGGTGCTGATGTTACTCGACAAACAGAAACGAGTAAATCATGTTATTACAGTAAGAAGCCAATTCGCACAGAACCTATACCTGAATGGCTTAATGATCCAGAAGAATACAACGCTCAAAAGGAAGCTGAGATCATGGAACGACTACGAAAAGAAGCGGGGGATGATCCATTTGGAAATTGA